CAAAGGAAAAGGGCATGGGATAGGCAAACGCCGCCTGTAATGCCGCCAGTGCCGCCGTAGCCGTACCGCTGTGTGTGATTGGTTCGCACTGGTTGTCCAGTAAATCATAAAAAATATGCCGTGCGTTGACCGCAATCTCCTTCATACTCGGCTTGACGTAATAAATGCGGAACGGCTGCATCCCTCTTGGCGTGGATGCGTAGATAATTCGCCCACGCTCAATGCGTTTCCACTTGCCGCCATCATCGTATGGGTGCTTCATCTCCAGCTCATACGCCCCGTTCAATTCCTCCGTCACAATACAAGAGCCGGGAACCAATGTCCCCAGCCCAATTGTGTCAAATGTCTGTGCTGTTTTTTCGTGAATGGTAATCATAGCATCACCCCATCATGCCTACCAGTTCCTGATACTGCTCCTCTGTGATGCGGTTCGCCATAAGGAATACGTCTAATTTGTTCATCATGTCCTCTTTTTCGTATGCCCCTCTGCTAATCAGTTTTTTCAGTCTTGCGTATGTCATAATATCTACTCCTTTCAAATTTCCAATTCCTTCATGCAAACCAAATAGTCTACATTGATTGCTGTGTCTAAAATTGCCTGTTCAGTTTCGGTGAGTTGTGGTTCGGGGATGGGTTCGGGTTCGGGTGGTGTGTATTCCGAAAACGTACCTGTTTCAGAATTATAAATCATACCAAGCGTAACGGTTTCATCACAAGGAATGGCAGTCACAGGGTTGCCCGATGGGTCAGGTGGATAGTAGGGTTCTGTTTCCCTGTCTTTCAGAACGTCAATCACTCTGTTTTGTAAAATCATTGCATAGTTTTTCATTTTTCCACCTCCTTACCATTCGATAATAACAATACCATCTCCGCCTTTGCCTCCCTTACCATATCTCTCGGGGTATAAACCATAACCACCGCCGCCACCACCAGCTCCGATACCGCCATCACCTCCGTCATGTGTATAATCACCATAAGAAGCTCCTTGCCCGCCATTATCATATCCAGCACCGCCGCCGCCGCCACCTTTATTACCACCTGATTTTCCACCATACGCCATAAAGTTATCTTGTCCATTTGCCTCCCCATGGCCTCCGACTGTACCTTTATAAGTATTGGGGACTGTGCCGTTGCCAGAAATGCCCCCAGCTACTGTAACTAGTGAGCCAATGACAGTTGAACCGCCAGCCACAGCATCAGTGCCACCAACTCCAATTTTTATAGATATAGCGGTACCTGGCGTAACAGAATATGCTTTTTTAATAATTCTTTCTCCTCCTCCGCCGCCAGCAGCACCATGTCCACCGCCGCCACCACCAAAAGCAGTAACCAAAATCTTCGTCACACCAGCAGGAACGGTAAACGTGCCATCTGATGTGAATGTTTGTGTGCCATGTGCAGGAAGCATCTTATCCAATGGCAGAAACCCACTTGTCCCAATCGTACTATTCAAATACGCCTTAATTCCCTTCTGCAAGCTGGATTCTACGTCCCCACGCTGCGCCAAGGTTTCAAGAATCCCCCAGAACGTATCCACGCCGTACTCCGCCGCCTTGTCCCCAGGCTCGCCGAATGCTGCGGCAATCTTGTGCATGGTATCCAGTGCGTCTTGAATTTCCTGAAACAGCACCACCAGAACGCCGTATTCGTTCTCACTTTCAACGGAATCCGTCCAAGGAATTGCCGCCGTTACATAGATTTCAAACACCTGCGTAGACAAAATCTGACCGCCTGCGTTCCATACGGAAATCTGCGCCTCGACTGCCTTTGCCTCGGATAAAATTTCATTCGTCAGGGCAAACTGGCATCTGCCCGCGGTCGCATCCGTCACCTCCCCCTGATTAAAAAATGTGCCGCCGTCCGCTTTTCTGAATGTGATGCGCACCTGCTCGCCTGTCAGGTCGATTGGCACACCGTTTTCATACAGGCATACATCTAAATATCTGGATTTTGTATCATGCTGCACGGGACGAATCCCGATGCTGTTCGGCTTTTTGTTCACATCAATTTCCAGCCGATTATACGTTTTTGCCATTTTCCCACTCCTTTCTGTTTTCCGCATCAAAAAAGCACATCCATTTTATTTTCAGATGTGCCTTTCTTGACAGAATATCTTTCTTTTGCTATCATAAGCATAAGAGAAGGATTGCCACCTTTCGCAGGGCGGCTAGTCCAAGTAGTTGGTTTTAGCCGTCTAACTTCGCAGGTTAGGCGGCTTTTTCATTATTTCTTGTTGTAAAACAAGGAAATAACTCCGATGATTACTAAGCAAAAAGTAAATAACCCTTCGTATGTAACCATAAGCGTCACCTCCTTCACGGGAAGTGACTAACCGCCAGTTGGCAATCCTTCATTTATACCATACCATAAATTTCATTCTTCGACAACTACAGCCATCTCCAACGGGGCTGTATTTTTATTTTGCTGACATTCCCCGTCCAACTGATTTCGTTTTTCCCGACCTCAAATCTCGGAAACTCCGCACCACCATATTTGCCGTTCTGGTTGATGTCCCCCTCGAACACCTCCATCATTTCACTGTCAATGGTAATGCTTTCCTGCACGCCGTACAGGGGGAAATCCGCCCCATTGATAGTAAGCGTAACATCCCCACTGCCGTAAACCGTAATCAAAGGCTCACTGTAGACTGTGCCGCTGTTGCGGATGGTGGTCGGGGCAGTCAGTTCCAAAACATCCCCTGCGGCATTGACGCTGTATTTGAAGGGTTCAACATCAAACTGCACCAAAAACTCATTGATATTTTTCAGAATACTGTCAAACTCAATCTGATTTTTGATGTACGCACGATACACCTTATCGGGTTCACTGGAAAAAATAACCTCTCCGAACCCCGTCAGCCAACCGCAGACCTCATCAATCTGCCCCCTGTCCATCACATGACATTCGGCATCCTTAGTATAGTTCTGGTATGTCTTTTCGTCCTCATGCAAAACACCGTTTCTGCCGCTGACTTTGATTTCGTTTATCTTCCTCTGCGGAATGAAAATAGAGGGTGCTTTCAGCATCACAACGCCCATATCCAGTGAATTGACACCGTTCCAGATAAAATATTGATACATCAAACTGCACCCCCTACCGCACTTACTCGCCGTTTTCTGTAAAATTCCATTTCACGCATGAAATCCTCTGTGGTTCTTTCGTCTTTGTTTTCAACAGTGCCGATATATACGTTGAAATTTTCTGTTTTCGCTACCGTTTCGCCTCTGCGGTATCTGTCCGCCTCAGGCTGTGTCAGAACGCGTTCGCCCTTGTGCAAATGCTCATGTGCGGTAAAGAAGCACAAAAACAAAACAGGTACAGACAGTCGCCCCGCGCTATTCCGTAAAGCAAGGGCATAGAAAAGACCGACCGCTTTTCACTCAAAAATCATTAGAACATATAGAAAACTTTACAATTATGTACTATAATGCTGTATGTTGGAAGGGAGACAAATACAAATTTGCGGAGGCACAAGAAAATGGGTTTTAGGCAGGCTATTGTTGCGGATTTAGATGTAATAGAAAGAGGGTATATAGAACATTTTGCCCATGAGAAAAAATATGGTGCTTACACCGTTTTTAGGGAAGGGATTTATCCCACAAGAAAAGTTGCAGAAACAGCTTTACAGAATAACGCTTTGTATGTTTATGAGGAAAATGGCATTGTATTGGGTAGTGTTATTTTAGACGGACAACAGCCAGAGGAATATAGAAAAATTGAATGGCCCAGTAACGCCCCAGATGAGAAAGTGACGGTTATTCATTTGTTAATGGTGCGGCCAAGTGCGGCTGGAAAAGGTATTGGATCGCTTATTGTGAATGATGCTATGGAGCTTGCAAAGCAACAAGCCTGTGTTGCTGTTAGACTTGATACTGGAGAGCAAAATGTTCCTGCTGCTTCTTTATACAAAAAGTTGGGATTTCATTTAGTATCCACTTCACAGATGAAAGTCGGAGGCATGATTTCACATAACAGGCATCTCTTTTTTGAAAAGATGGTATGACGATTTACGCTTTGATGAATCGGGTAAACTGGAATTTGAGGTTAAGATATGATTAAGGTAATGACAATAAATGATTACGAGGAACTTTTTGAACTGTGGCAAAACACAGCTAATATGGGGTTGCGTAGCTTGGATGATTCTAAAGAAGGTATCTCTTGTTTTCTAAAACGAAATCCAAATACAAACTTTGTGGTATATGAAGACGGGCAATTAGTAGGTGCGATACTATGCGGACATGATGGCAGAAGGGGCTATATTTATCATACGGTTGTATTGCCTGATTATAGAAGGAGAGGTATCGCTTCAAGTTTAGTGGAATCGGCTATTGCCGCACTGCAAAAAGAAGGCATTACGAGAGTTTGTCTGAATGTAATGGAAACGAATGAGCAAGGGAAAAAATTCTGGATTAGCAAAGGCTGGGAAAAGAAGGATTTCTTAGGCTTTTACAGCAAATCAATAACCGATAAAGAGAATTTGCCTTTATTTGAAATATAAATGATGATTTAGTCCAATTCTTAAACGGTTTCTTATAGTGAAGGGAGTGATATTATGCTATGCAACATGACAATCTATTTAAGTGTAGTTCTCTGTGCAAGGTCTGGTGATTGGACGATGCTTGCGCAGAGATGAATATAATCGTCCACATTGGATTTTGCACTTATAGAGAATTTTTACGAAGTGAATCTATAAGGAGATAAATTCAATGAATAGTAATTTTAAAAGATATATCATATTTTGGCTTAGCCAGGCATTATCACAGCTTGGCAGTTCTATGACAACCTTTGCATTGATTCTGTGGACATATACGCAAAAAGGAACTGCAATGACAGTTTCGCTTATGACATTTTTTAACTATCTTCCTTACATTATCCTGAGTTTGTTTGTTGGAACTTTCGTTGATAACCATAGTAAGAAGAAGATCATGTTGGTATCGGATAGTATCGCTGCAATTTGTTCTTTGGCAATTTTTTGCTTAAACAGCGGAAATGCCTTGCAGATATGGCATATTTATTTGGTAAATATGATCATTGGTTTTATGGGTGCTTTTCAGGATCCGGCATCGGATGTTGCACTCGGAAAAGTGGTGCCGAAAGAGAAGTTGGAGCAGATAAGCGGAATGAATTCATTTTCCGATAATCTTGTTGCCGTTCTGTCCCCGGTATTTGCAGCCTTTTTATTTGCGTTTGGTGGCCTAAAACTGATTTTGATCATTGACCTGTCGAGTTTCCTGTTTGCTTTTTTGATATTGCTTTTTGTGCTGAGAATCCCTGACGATATCCCCCAGAAGGCTGAAAAGAAATCTGTCTTTATTGGGTGTAAAGAGGGCCTTCAGTATCTTAAGCAGCATAATGGGATTTTCCTTGTCATTATTACAATGGCAGTGCTGAACTTTTTTTCCCGATTAACCTATGAGAATATTTTGTCACCGATGATTCTTTCGCGAAGCGCAAACGATAGCGTTACGCTCGGTATAGTAAACGCAGTAATGGGAATTGGAGGAATCATAGGCGGAATCATCGTATCTTCTGGAAAGATAAAAGCGAACAGTGCAAAAATGATTTACCTTTCAGCAATGCTGTCCTTTCTGCTGGGAGACATTATGATGGGATTGGGCAGAAACGGAATTGTCTGGTCTCTTGCTGGCTTAGCGGCAAGCTTACCGATTCCGTTTATCAATGCAGGGCAGATGGTAATTTTATATCGAAATGTTCCAGAAGATATGAAGGGAAGAATTTTTGCAGTAAGAAATGCCGTTCAGTTCAGCAGTATCCCCTTAGGAATTCTGCTTGGCGGTTTATTGGCGGATTATGTGTTTGAACCGTTCATGCTTACACAAAACCCGATTACGCAGGTTTTACATAAGCTGGTTGGTGAGGGAGCAGGAAGCGGTATGGCTGTAATGTTCTTATGTACCGGAATATTAGGCTCTTTGTTCAGCTTTGCTTTTTATCAGCGGAAGGATATTCGTAATCTATAGTGTTTGCCCCCGATTTATCGTATGCTATATAACAAAAACAGAATATCTAATACCCACGGGCGGCAGAAAGCAGGAAATCACAACATGGTTTCCTGCTTTTCTTTTTGACAGGGGAGCCTACAGCTCCCCTACGCTGGCAAAGCCAGCTACCCCTTTGTGTACTTGCCAGATGGGAACACCTCGCTGCGCGAGCCATTCCCATCCAACAAGTTTGAAAAAGGGCGTCGCCTATCATGAAGCAGTAAGTCTTTCCAAAAAAGATTTGCTGCTTTTTTCATTTTACGGTAGCAAAATCCATTTTCCCGTGTTCCTTATATGAGCTAAAAATCTAAATCCTCTTTGCTCAAACAGCCCACCGCCGCCGTAGTAGTGGTGAAAAAAGATTGCCGCGCAAGTTGGCGGATTTTCCTTTTGTGGGTTTGTGAGAAGCAAAGGACGCTGAGGACGGAGAAAGCCGCCACTTTCTTAGAGCAAGATTCTACCACAGTACCAAAATTCGCTTATCCGCTCATTTTGCCCCTGCGGGAATCTTGTTGGGGAGTGCCTTCCCCAAGCCCTGCTTTGCGGCTTGCGCCGCTTATCCCGCCGCTGTCATGCGGCAATCGAAAGGAGGTCATACCATGCGAAAGAAATACAACACGCCCCACCGCCGCCATGTGGTAAAAACCCGGCTGTCTGATGAAGAACACGCCGACTTCATGGAGCGGCTGGCGGCATACAAAATCAGTCAGTCCGAGTTTGTCCGGCAAGCTATAAGGGGAGCGACCATACGCCCCGTGATTACCGTTTCCCCCGTCAATGATGAACTGCTTTCCGCTGTCGGGAAGCTAACCGCCGAGTACGGGCGGATCGGCGGCAACTTAAACCAGATAGCCCGCTGTCTGAATGAATACGGCGCACCCTACGCCGCCTTATCCGGCGAGGTACGGGGAGCCGCCGCCGACCTTGCCGCCCTCAAGTTTGAAGTCCTCAAGAAAGTAGGTGAAGCCATTGGCGATACTCAAACATATCAGCTCTAAAAATGCGGACTACGGGGACGCTGAAAAGTACCTCACATTCGAGCATGACGAGTTTACCATGAAGCCCACCCTTGACGCAGACGGACGGCTGATACCGAGGGCAGACTACCGCATTTCCTCTCTGAACTGCGGCGGGGAAGATTTTGCCGTTGCCTGTATGCGGGCGAATCTCCGCTATGAGAAAAACCAGAAGCGGGAGGACGTAAAGAGCCACCACTACATCATCAGCTTTGACCCCCGTGACGGCCCCGACAACGGCTTGACCGTTGACCGGGCGCAGGAGTTGGGCGAGAAGTTTTGCGCCGAGCATTTCCCCGGACATCAGGCATTAGTCTGCACCCACCCGGACGGGCATAACCACACCGAAAATATCCATGTGCATATCGTCATTAACAGTCTGCGGATTGCGG